TGGATATCTTGACGCAGTAAAAGCAGATGCTCTTACTGTGCGTACGATTACCGCAAATGGTACAGCAACTCCTGGCGCTGGATATCTTCTTTCTGTAGATTCTGGTGGTAATACCTACTGGCTAGATCAGGGCGCAGTTTCAATTAACGTTGCTGCAGTGTATGCTTGGACAAATACACATACATTCTCTATTAGTACCTCCAGCTCAAACACATCTACCGGTGCAGTTGTAATCACTGGCGGTTTAGGTGTTGGTGGCAAAATCCATACAAATGATTTTTCTGTTGGTAACTCTACAGTTAATTCTAGTCTGACTGCTACAACACTTACTGTTGCAAACGTTTCTGCGTCTTTTGCAGTCAATGCCGCAGTCATTTCTGCCGGCAGTGGTGCTTTTATTGCCAATGCAAGCCAAATAACGCTTGCTGGCGGCGTAGGCATCTCTGCCAACGGTGGAATAGGCTCGGCTGGACAGGTTCTTCACTCTAATGGTTCTTCTGTATACTGGTCAAACACAGTAGCAGATATTACTGCAGTAACCGCAGGTGATGGTCTTACCGGTGGTGGAACAACTGGCGACGTTACTCTAAACGTTGTTGGTTCGAACAGTATTAGCGTTGCTGCTGACTCGATCAGTGTTCCAACTGGTTCTACACTTACAGTCAACTCGACTGGTGTGCATGTTAATAATGCTCTGTCGATTTCAGATCTTGTTCTTTCTGGCAACCTAACAGTTTCCGGTACGCTTACCACGATTGATACAAACAACCTTACAATTGAAGATCCTATGATTAAGGTTGCTAACGGCAACGGTACAGATACCGTCGACGTTGGTTTCTATGGTATGTTCACAAATGGCGGAACCCGTTATACCGGTCTTGTTCGTGATGCAACAGACGGTGTTTATAAGCTCTTTACCGGTCTTGAATCTGAACCAACAACAACTGTTAATACGGCGGGTGTTGGCTATGGTCTTGCAGCACTGGAAACTTATCTTTATTCCGGCGCTCTTGTATCACTTGGCAATACCTTTAGCATCACTGCAAATAGTGTTATTCCAGTACATATTTCTGCTAACACACTTAAGCTATCGACTTTGACATCAGGTGGCATTCTTGTTGGTAACTCAACAAATGGTATGACTAACCTCGCAGTTGGTACAGACGGATACGTGTTACAGTCAAACGGCACATCTGTTGTTTATGGTACACTTGATGGAGGCACGTTCTAATTTATGGAAGCCGAATTTGTTAATGAGTATATCAATCGCCTGACTGTAAATTTACACGATTCCGTAAGTAAGAATGTTTTACATGAAGCAAGGCTGGCGCTGCTCGAAAAGAGTTACGCCAGCCTTCAAGTAGAACATCAACAGGCTCTTCTCGAACTCGAGAAGTTAAAGAAGAAAACTAAACCTTCGGAATCTCTACAACCATAGTTGTAGAGCCAATGTGACCACAACGAATTGATGGGTCACACCATAACCTAAAGCCTTTAGTAATTGCTTTTTTGCAAAAATCAGTGTCTTCGCTGATCGTATTGCTGTGATCGAGAGCAGGATGATATTCGAACTGTGGATAACCTACGCCTGCTAATACTTCTTTCTTGACAAGCACACAGCCAAAGCCACAACCACCAATGCCAACTAGATTCCAGTCCTTTGCATAGAGGTCTTCAGTTGTCATACGTGTACCAAACGGTTCGTAGATTTCAAGCATTTGTGGTTCGAGTCTTTGACGATACACACCAGAAACCAGATCTTTATCGTGAGCAAGAAGCTTCTTTAATGTATCCGGTGGAAACGTAATGTCATGATCTACTGAGAACAAATAATCAAATCCGCGTACAACCCAGTCTGCAATCAGGTTACGAACCTGATCTACTCGGTATCCATAGAAGTATTGAAAGGTTGTTTCATATCCTTCAGGAACTTCCAGGTCATAGATGGATTTGAATGTATCTGCTTCAATATAACGAGCAGTTGGTATGGCAATTAAGATTTTTTTCATAACGGTCTCAGATCAATCTGTCCTGGAAAGAATGGCGAATTATTCAATACTTTTGCAGCGGTCTTGTTCTGTTCTTCTGCATGTACTTTGTAGTCGTTGATTGGATTCAAATCATTATAGTTAACTACAATATCTGTTACGCATACAACCTTGTTCGGATCTGCTCGTTCAATTAGATAATAGAACAATGAAGTATCACCACCTGCTCTTGGCCATTTTCCATCAATCTGTAAATCTTCTTTCGTCAAGTTTTTAACTAGCGAAGATTTAAACGTACGCAGATGCGTGTACGGCATGTTCCAATTAAATCTGTACGAACGATAGAATTTGTTTGCCTTAATTTCAGGTGGATATTCCTGAGCAATCAATGGAATGTTATCGGCCATCGACCAGCATGATCCGTATGTAAACTCAGCACCTTCATGATAGAGGTTATTGTACATGTGGAAGATAGTTGGATCGTTGACAAGTGAATCATCACCATCAAGAAGCATAATATACTGTTCTGTTATCAGTTGCTTGATTGTATCATAGTGATTTGCAACAGCGCCAAGATTCTCTTCATTTTGTAAAACAGTAAAGTGCCAACGTTGCCATTGTGGAAGCGAGTTGATGGTTTCCTTGGCAACCTTCACTGTATTATCTGTTGAGTAATCATCAATAATATACATGTGATAGTCAGTATAGTCTTGTGCGGCTACAGATCGAATACACCTTTCGATGTATGCTTCAGCATTATATACAGGTGTAATAATAGCTATAGATTTTTCATCTGAGATCTTAACTGGTTGGAGTTCCTCTGCATTCAAGAACCGACGGTTGAATACTTTACGAACCTTATGGTTAATCTTTGTAACCTTACGATACTCATCAACAGGTAAGTATTCACCAAGTTTCTTATACAGATGTTGCTTCCATTGAAGAGCAACCGTATCCCAAGTACAAATATCTTTCACCTGGTTGCAAGCATACATCTTCTGCTGGCGCAGATAAGGATTATTATATGCTTCTACGACTTTGTCAACAAATAAATTCACCTGATGTTCTTGGTTCAGCCAGTGCATTGCCCAGTTTGGTTCAACAGGATACTTAATCTTCCATGATGCTAGATCGATTGCTGTCTCTTCGAGGGCACCAAACTGACATGTAATGAGTGGCACATTATGAGCCAATGCTTCAAGAGTTGAGATACCGAATGTCTCTGGAAAACCTACAGGGTAAATCATATAGGAAGCTTTGCGTAGGATATCAGAGATCTCTTGCTGAGTAATTACTCCGGTGAACTCAATGCTGTGCCCATGATGCAGCATAAGTTCAGTCCAGTCCTTCTGCTGCTGGTCTGGTTCTGCCGCTTCACGGAACTTATAGTAGCCACCGACGATCTTAAGTTTTGCATCTGGAATACGGCGCTTCACCTCTGGCCAGATCTGTTTGACAAGAGGTATCATTCCCTTGGTCACAGATGCATTGAAGACAAAAAGGTTCGGATCTTTCTCACGAATATCAATCCAACCTGGATTCATATTGCCAATACCGTTACGAGTCAGGAAGATGTGATTCTTTAGAACATCATAGTTACGACGGAATCCATGATTGCAATGAGTGACATAACCTGTATGCCAGTCAGAGAGTGTAAAGATCTCTTGGAGCTTGCCAATGTTAATGAGATACTCGATCTGATCGTCGCCCTCACAGAAGGTATCATGCATCCAAAGACAAACGTGTTTAGAATTGGCTATAATTGGCCAGTCTTCTGCAATGGGTTTTACGGACCGAGATACGATACAGACATCATATGTTTTACGGTTTGACTTGGGTCCATCGCCAGCTACAGGGCGATAATTAACACCATTATACAATCCCCCGCGCGAGTCATCCGAAACACAATCATTAAAGACTGTAACATCAAAGCCTATTTTGGCAAGTTCTTCTGACATGCGAATCACGGCCGATTCAGATCCTCCAAGTCCTCTCTTTGAGAGAGTGGATCCGTCATAGGTCAGGCCGAGTGTATCTATAAAAGCAATCTTCATCATAGTTCCATTATAAATAAAAACAATAATACTGTCAACTAAATAGTTGGCTTACAAGATATATATCTGCTTTGGGGAGCCATATGGCAAACAATAAGATTCAATTCAAACGTACGACTATTTCTGGTCGTACACCAAACACCACAAACTCTAGCAACACATCTTATATTGATGCTGGCGAGTTTGCAGTTAATCTTACTGACCATAAAGTCTACTCCTCAAACGGATCTGTTGCATTTGAAGTTGGTGCAAATCTAGCCTCGTTGAATGTTGGTGGTAATGTTACAATTGGTGGTAACCTCAGTGTAACTGGTACAACAATCAGTATCTCAGGCAATAACCTGTCTATTACTGATAACATGCTTTATATGAACCAAGGTATTCTTGCTACGGTTACGAATGCTACTGGTAATGGCTCTACTGTTACGTTTGTTGCAAACAACAACTTCTCTGCTGGATGGGATGTATTTGTTGCCGGCATTTCGCCAAGTTCTTTCAACGGAACTTATAACAACATTCTATTTGCCAATGCTACTCACTTTACTGTTTCAAATACCAATGTAGATTCATATAGCTCTGGTGGTACTGCTCGTGGTAAGACCGACTCGAATCCTGATATTGGTTTCTCGGCAGGATATAACGACGGAACGTATCATCATACCGGATTCTTTCGTGATGCAACTGATGGTCGATACAAAGTCTTT